GCCAGTTAACATCAGTAAAAGACAGGATTACCAGTCGTTTAGTATTACTATTTTCTTGATCTATTAGTTTAATGGTAAAATAATAGCTTGTCACGCTATAGTTAAGAGTTCAATTCTCTTATAGATCGTTGGCTAGAATATACGAAGTTATTAATTTAACCATCGGCGTCTAGCCTTCCACCTCACAATTTATTATTAATGCTAACTGTATTACTATTGATTGTATTTAATCCGATCACTTTAACTTATCTAATAGTAGATAATGTATAAAATGAAACTATTCACAACTAAAACAAATAAAGCTGATTTATTAACATCAGCCAATGATTTACTGCAACAACAAGAAGTGTTATTTTATTTATTAATAATAACATTTACTATTGGTATTTTATTTTAATTCTTATTATTCACAATCGCTATCCTTAATTAATTATTATTATTTAGGGATAGTTTTAGTGATTAATAATAAATACTCACAATCACGGGGCAAGGACGCAAACATATATAGTCTCAACAGTCTCATGTGGTACTCCTGACAAAGGGTGTACAAGCTGACCAAATCAGGCTATATTAAGTACATACACAACCAAGGACACAAACAATGAGAGGTTATGATGAAATCATTGCTACCTATGACAAGGAGACAATGGAGGAAATTGCTAGTCACGGCTGTTCAAGTGGTGTGTGCTTCAAACACATATATTATGGTGATACCATCCGCTTCTATGATAAGTATGAGGATGAAATCATTGACTACTTCAGAGATAATTATGATGACGACTTCCTAGTTGGTTTATTCAAAAATGCAAATGCTAGTCTAGGTCTTTATAAGAACTATGTTACATGGGCATACATTGAATCAGTCAGCGTGGATGTAATCAATCAAGATGAATATGACTCTCTCTTACAGCCCGCTTAAGGCTGTACAAGGGACTCACAACCCTTATTATTCACCTATTATTATTTAATTATGTCTAAAAAGTATGTTGGAGTTGTAGGCGTAAGCAAGGCAGAGAATGCACAACTTGGTCTATTACTCAAGTACATATTCACTAATGATGATGTACGTAATGCATTACCTAAGGATGTACTAAGATATCCTGATGCATTCACTAAACTATGTGGTAGGTATTCTTCATGAATACCTTCACAGTCAAAGTCACTGAATCATATTGGTTCTATGATGTTGAGGCTGACAGCAGGGACGACGCTATTAATCAAGCTGATACATTTACATGGGATCAATGGGATGCAGATGATTATGAGCTGTCTATAGAGGCAGAGGAAACTGAACATGAGTTTAATTAAAACATGGTTATTAGAACAACAACGGAGGAAGGAGATGGCTAGAGCTTATTTCCTACTATATAAAGATGACTTTGATCCTACATTAACTGTAGATATAGCATCTATTGCAGATGATTTAGAACAATCAACTGGATTATTATGTGAAGATCACATCTACTTTGAAGATGAGGATCAAGTATCACCTTACATTGCATATTAATTATGAATTTTGACACTGTACACGAGTATCATTTCTATAACAAGGACAATGATATCTATTACTGCGAAGATCACGAGACTTTAATTATTGCCAGTATGGGCGATGTAACTAATCGTCTTATGATTGAAGGAATTACACCTGTACAATTACGGGCATTTATTAACACTATGAACAAAAAGCAACT